CGCAGGACCGACAACTCTATGAAGTGATGTATAAGAAGCCGGTCTTATCCGTACCTTACAACTGGTTTCATCGTGCAGTCATCGCCTATAGTGCTGAAATGAAGTTGCCGACGTGGTCAGCGTCAGTGCAAGTGCAAGTGCAAGTGCAAGTGCAAGTGCAAGTGCAAGCGCAAGCGCAGTGGACCTGTCATATTACGGAGACAAACCATACAATGACAAGCAGTGCAATTATTCCTATGGTAATTATGTCACAGGTTGCAAAGAAGGGCATTTTACCCGTCACAAACTGTTATGTGAATAATAGTACTGCAATTAAGGATAATGAATATTTCAAGAAAAATGTGGTCGAACATTGTAAGGTGGATGGGTTGACATATCACTATGTCGGTCGCCAGCGTATTGCAGATTGGCGAGCCACACCACGGTCATTTGTGATCGCTCATAATCGTTTTATTAAACTGAAGCCGGCACTATTAGACATTGTCTGGTCCGGTATTCCAGTAATCCATAACAGTCCTTGGTTACGCACTATAGGGTGTGGTTTGGAACGGTTTTATTATGAGGACAATGACATTTTGGGCGCATGTGCTGCGGTCGAGCGTATGAAGACCGATTATGAAAAGGGTGCCGGATTTTTTGCCGAGGGTGCGGTCGAAGAGGCGAAGAAGGCGATTTTGAAGGGGCTTTATTATGACGAGGGGATTCTTTACAAGTGGGGGGAGACTCTCGCACATCTTTGTGCTGCGCCTGTGACAGAGGCGGAGCCAGAGCAGGTCCAGGGCCAAGACCAAAGCCTGACACAGGAGCAACATACGAGTGCAGGTGTAAGTACGTTTGAGGGGCTCGTACGATCAAGTAAGAAGCCGGTGCGTGTTGGTTTCAGCGACATGTGGGATCAGTTTAATCCCTCCTATAATTTCTTCACGCTCCTACTTGAAAATGCGGCGGCGGAATTTGGTACACCAGTTGACATTATAGGTGTTGATGTTAAGGATGGTTCCGCCGCTGGTCTCGATCTCCTTGTCTTCGGACCGTTCGGTGCCGTCTGGAAGAATTACCCTGCCGTACCAAAGGTGCATTATACCGGTGAGAATACTGGGCCTGTACTTCCTACAGAAGGCGAGGGGGTCTTCCTCAATCTCGGCTACAAGCAGGTCCGTGGGGATGATAGTGGGTATGTGCGTCTACCACTGTGGATGCTCGAAATTGACTGGTTTGGTGCCGACGTGGACCGTATACAGAATCCGAAACCGCTGCCGTTGAAGAGTGTGTTCTCGGTCGACCCTGCAGTTCTCGAGACCAAGAAGAAGTTCTGTTCGTTTGTGGTGACGAATCCGCGAAACGAGATGCGAAACAATAGTTTCCACTGGCTGAACTCATATAAACCCGTGGATAGTGCTGGGCGACTTTTCAACAATGTGGGTGATGTCATTTATGCGGGCCTCGGCGGCGGAGGTGGTGAACTGAAGAAGCACGAGTTCTTAAAGGATTACCGTTTTTGCTTGACATATGAAAACGAGATGTGCGAGGGCTATACGACGGAGAAGATTCTTCACGCAAAGGCTGCAGGTTGTGTGCCGATTTATTGGGGCGATCCACTGGTCGACCGTGACTTTGCCAAGGGCGGGTTCATTAATGCAAATGCCGTCCGTACGAAGGAGGAGCTCGTGGAATTAGTAAAGGCGGTCGACGCAGATCCTGAGCGTTGGCTGAAAATGGCGTCCGTGCCGGCACTCGATGATTATACGCGCGATCTTGTGCGTCGTCGTTTCTCGCATATTGCGTCGGTCATTTATCGTCGCATTGGATTTGACGAGGCCGAATTGGCACGCATTCCACGGTTCTTGGGACGTACGGTAGACGACGAGGGGAAAGAGAATGGGAGATCTATAAGCGGACACTATAGTGATGCTGGTTCAGGGTCGCTACATTACATCACATATGCATCCGCGGCAGTATTGAAGAATCTGAAGATCTATATACTTTCGGTGGAGGCATGTATGTTGAAACATGGATCGGTGCGATGTACGGTTTTCTTGGCCCCAGATGTCAGCGTTGAAACATACCAGACCTATGTTAAATCCCATCCCAAGTTCCAATTCGTACATCTCCAACATGACTCCGTGCATGTCTCAGGGTTCGACGATTTCTGGACGCCCACCCATTATGCGTGGAAACCATATATAATGCAACGTATAAACGCGGATCCTGCCTATGCCGGCAGCCTATGTTTCTACAATGATTGTGGTATTGCAGTGCTCGATATTGCGACAGCCTATTTGAAGGTTGCGCGTGATTCAGGCATATGTTTCTTGGAGGACGGACGTCAAACAAACCGTATGTGGTGTCACGCAGAATTTTGCCGTGCACTCGGCGTATCAGAGGCTGAGGCCGGCGCACACCAGATTTGGGCCGGCGCATTTGCCTTTGTGGCCGGTTCACCCATTGCAACGGCAGTTCTTGATGAGGTGTGGAGCTGGGCGCAGCAGCGATCCGTGATTGTGGGAGAAAAGTGGCTAGGGAAGCCAGATGCATCAGGATGTTGCGGTCATCGACACGACCAATCCATATATTCTATAGTGAGTCGTCGTAAGGGTGCTGCATTTTATCCATTGGACTTGGTCTATAATGATCATAGCATGCTTCACGCACAAAAGCAGGGTTGCGCCTTATACGTACATCGCGGCAACTTCCGCTTGAAGGCGCCAATCTTTGAGGGAATCGATGAGGTCCGTATTATTAATTTAGAGCGTCGTCCAGATCGCCTGGAGAAATTCCGTGCGGCACATCCGCAGTGGCACCATAGAGTGTGTGTAGAATTGGCGGTGGATGGACGAGCGCTGGCACTGACGCCGGCCTTGGCTGCACTTTTCAAGCCAAATGATTTCTTATGGAAGAAGGCAATTATGGGATGTGCGCTGAGTCACTTGAAGGTCTGGAAGCGGTTGGCGGAGGACAACACTATAGGGTCTATGTTGGTATTGGAGGATGATGTCCTATTCAAGCCAGACTTTCTGGGAGCCTGGCCGGCTGCGGCGGCGTCCATTCCTGCGGATTGGGATGTACTCTATTTGGGCGGTGTCCTGCCGCCGAATAAGGCCATGTATGAGAAGTTGGTGGAACCGGTGAACGCGCATTGGGGTCGCATTAAAGAGAATCAGGTATTCGGTCAAGGCACTGCGAATCGTTATTTCCATTTCTGCAACTATTCCTATGTCCTTCGTCGGTCGGCGGCGGTGAAATTACTGGCATCAATCGAAGCGCGCGGTGGATACCATACAAGCGCGGATCACATGATATGTAATGCCGTGGATCTTTTCAAGCATTATGTGTTGCGACCTGCGGCGGCTGGATGCTATCAGGACGACGATCCGAAGTATGCCAATAGTGAGTTCAATAATTTCAATCGTGTGGACGGATTCGATAGTGATCTCTGGAATAATGACGAGCGTTTCAGCAAAGAGGAGATTGATGGGGTTAGTGTAAGCGTAAGCGCACAACGTAGTTTAGTCGATGCGGCGCTGAATGATATAAAACCCGTCGAAACACACCAACCTATAATGCAGGTCCCAGAAAATCCGAAGAATCTGGTTATATATACGGTTGGTCCACATGATTGTGAAAAACTAAAGAATGTAAAAGAATATGATTGGATATTTACATTATTAAATGGGACTCTCAAACCAGAGGATATTGGCACCGCGCGTCAACATGAGAAACGCTATATAACTTTGAAACATATTGAAGATGTCGCACATGAACCACTCGATTGTACGCCATTATTCCTAGTACAAGTTCCACATACGCCAATGTATGATTACATATTCAATCGCTATAATGCAGCAGGTAAGAAATTCAAGGTCCTACATTTATCGGATGAATTTGGGGCCGATCCAGTAGAATGGGTAAAGTTGGAATCCTGCGTGGCCGTTTTACGTAATTATCCTCGCGCAGATCTGGAGGGAAATCCGAAAGTTCGTGTAATTCCTCTTGGATGGGCGCAATCTTCTGGGGAACGCGATGCTCCATGGCAGCAAACACCGAGCATTCCATTTCGCGAATATACGTGGTCCTTTTATGGGACACGTTGGGCTGGACGAGACATGTTATTAGAACCTCTCAAGTCGATCGAACCTCATAAATATACCCTTTTCGATACATGGAATGATCCCAAGCAATTAGGCACTATAGAGTATTTGGGTTCCATGTTAAACTCTGTGTTTGTTGCATGTCCTGGCGGGCAAAATGCGGAAACATTTCGCTTTTACGAGGCGCTTGAATGTGGGGCAATACCCCTTGTAGTACGTAGACCTGGAGACGATGGATGGTGGGCGATGGTGGCGAAATATATTAATCTTGCGCCAATATATACATGGTTACAGGCACCGAGTATAATTGAGTATTTCATGAAGAATAAGGAAATGATGGAAAAATATCGTCTGTCGATCCTTGCTGGATGGATGTCATGGAAAGCGGATTGTCGATCCCATGTGAAGAAATTTTTGGAAGCTTAGGTCTAGGTGAAAACGACCACTAAAATAACTCCTATAGTGTTGCATTATAGGAGTTATTAATGAGAACAACAAATCCACCAGGGTACTGGCTGTTGCGCTGATGCATGCGCTGATGCTGATCCTGGCCCCAACTTATTCCATTCGTCAATGCTGAATCGGTCGCCCATACTGGTATTACATCGATCGCATATAGGGATCAGGTTTTCGATCGATGTTTTACCGCCCTTGCTTTCTGGAATGTTGTGGCCTGTATGGAAATTGAATGCGTTAATATGATTTTCACACCATGTAATGGGGCATTTCACGTCGAAGACATGACCCGCCTTTTGCATCCAGACTTGTTCTTTGAGCGCTTTGGGAATCGTCTTTTTCTTATATTTTTTATTATGGGATGCGACGACGGACTGGCCCTTGCTATTGACCGGCACTATAGGTGCCATGATGTTTGTAAATAATTTATTCACTTTGAACGATTTCGGTCTAGAGGACATGGTTTCAATTTTCTATAGTGCAGTGACTTTAGATAGTTGGCATAAAGGTGTCGAGTGCGGGTCTAAAGAAACACTATAGGATGTATAATTAGATTATTGTTGAAGATGAATAATTTACCTTCTTTTTTACGACCGATTTCTGAGACTGTCGTCGATGGCGCGACCACTGCGATAAGTAGTGGTGGCAGTGAAAGCAGTCAGCCTACGAACTTTGCCGATTTCTTGCGGGCCGAAGCGGCGAAGGCGGGTCTCTTGAGCGATGATGTAAAGGGGTCGGCGTCAGCGCAAGTGCAAGTGCAAGTGCAACAACAGCGTAAGTGCAAGTTTATGCTGGTCGGCACCCACGCCCATCAGTATACCGGCTATAGTAAGGTCACCTATAATATGGTTCGTGAACTGGCAAAGGAAGACTCCTGGCTCGATCTAGTCCATTTCGGTTTTCAGAAGCATCCACAGATTCCTCCTCTTTATCGTCCTTATCCACCACAAGTGAAGGTTGTCGATGCGGTTGCCCTCGAAGTTGCAGCCGCACAAGGTAAGGAACCGGCCTCCACATTCGGTTTCCAGTTTTTACCAGATGTAATTAAAAAGGAAAAACCGGATGTCGTAATGATCTATAATGATGCGTCAGTGGTCTCCCAGTTTCTCGAGGCCATTCGCAAGTCGGCCATTCCTCGCACATTCAAGATCTGGGTTTATATCGACCAAGTATATCCAATTCAGCCACAACCTTTCCTCGATCTTCTCAATCGCGACGCGGATCGTATTTTCGCCTTCACAACTTATTGGAAGAAGGTACTCAAGGAACAGGGGATCAATCGTCCGATCGACATTCTCGCCCACGGGTTCGACAGTGCAGTATTCAAGCCCATGTCGAAGAAGGAGGCGCGCAAGATGCTCGGCATTCCAGAGGACGCCTTTATTTTCATGTCACTCAATCGAAACACGCCTCGCAAGCGTTATGATCTAATGGTAATGGCCTTTGCCGAACTCGTCGTGAAGTATCCAACCAAACCGGTCTTCCTGCTCTGTATATGCGACAAGGGGGAAAAGGGCGGCTACCTCATCTTCGACATTTATCTTCGTGAACTCCGTCGTCTCGGCGTGAATGTCGATCAATATGCTGCACGCCTCATTTTGAGCGCAAAGGAAATGGTATTCAGAGACGAGGAGACCACGACTTTCTATAGTGTGGCCGACGTACAACTCAGTGCATCTGAGGGCGAGGGATTCGGTCTCTGTAGTTTTGAGAGCATGGGTCTCGGTATTCCATGTATTGCGCCTGATGTGGGCGGATTTAAGGAGTTTATGACCGCCGAAAATGCTATTCTTGTGAAGCCGACTTACAGAGCCTATTTACCTCTCGGTTATTCTCCAGTCGCCGGCGAGGTCGAGCTTGTCAGTTCACATGATCTTTCCATTGCGATGGAGACATATCTAAATGATACTGAACTCCGTGAACGTCATGGGAAGGCCGCACGCGAAACCGTTCTCAAATATACATGGTCCTCGG